GCTGCGGTAGGTCATCATGCCGTTCATAGTCTGTCTCCCCGGTTGCGTCGCCAACGCGGCGACACCGCGAACATACACCAGCGGTGCAGGCCGTCAACAGCCATCCGCAAATAGCCCGCTTGACGGGTACACGCCGGGTGTAGTAGCCGTGGCGACATGACCCTGATCGATTTCCTCGCCGCACTTGGCGGCACCCAGCAGGCGGCTCGCGCATTCGCGACCTCGCCACAGGCCATCAGTAATTGGAAGCGCCGGCAGCGGCTGCCCGCCTCTCGGCAGCTCCAGGCGCTGCAGATTGCGCGCAAGAAGCGCCTCCGGTTCGACCCGGCGGCGGCCACGCAGCCCGAGGCCCGGCGATGAACAGGGTAACCGCGATCGAGAAGGTCACCAACGCCCTGCGCGCCGCCGGCGGCCGGGCCACGACCTCGGATCTCTGCGCGGCGTTGTCGCATATGGACCGCGCGGCGGTGTTCGGCTCGCTGGCGCATCTCAAGCGGCGACGCATCGTGGACAGCAACTACGTCCCGACCCGCCCGCCGGAAACCGGCTGGACATACTGGTTTGCGTCGATGAAGCCGGTACGCGGCTCGCGCTATCGGGCGGCGGTCTCGGCGGGGTTCACGAGGGTCATCTGCGAGTGGATGGACGCCCAAGGCGGCGAGGCCAGCATTGAGGCGTGGCGGGAATGGGCCTCGACCATCTCCAATCGCATCCGGCTCAACAGCGCGATCCACTCGCTTCGCAAGCGCGGCCTGGCCGAGTGGGGCGACGCCCGCGTCGCGCTGACGCCGGCAGGCCACAAGGCGCTCGCGCTCGGCCGCAAGGTCGCGCCATACCCGCCCCGCGTCGAGGATTTCGACGACGCCGACGCCACGCCGACGCCTTCGTCGACAGATCCCGAACTTAGCGTCGCTCGCGCCGAGCGTCTCTGGCCGCGGCTCATGGCCGGAAAGCGGTTCGAGGACATCCCGGCGCATCTGATCCGGCCGCAGCAGCTCCTGCGATGGACGCCGCCGATCTCGACGCGCAGCATGGTGGGCTCCAGCGGCGCCATGCTGGCCGAGAGCCGCAGCTCGATCGGAACGACGCCATGAAGCGCAAGTGGCAGGGCCTCATCTTCGGTGAGCCGGTCTCGAAGGCCAATTCGCGTCGGGTGGTCCGCATCGGCGGCATGGTGCGGGTCATCAAGTCCGCCAAGGCGCTGGCCTACGTCGAGTCCGTCGCGCGCCAGGTGCCCGAACTGCCGGAGGATCAGCAGCTCAAGGCGCCGATCCGCATGACCGCTCACATTCACTACGCCAGCAACAGGCCGGACCTCGATCCGAGCCTACTGCTGGATGCGCTGCAGGGCCGCATCTACCGCAACGACCGCGCGGTGCGTGAAATGCACCTGTATCACCACCTCGATCGCAAGCATCCGCGCGCCGAGGTCTACCTGGAGGAGATCGACGAATGACGGGCATCAATGACGACCTGACGAGCTACGCCGACCGCCTGACCCGGCTTCTGGACGCCGCCGACGAGGCGAAGGCCGATCTCAAGGAACTGCGGATCGAGATCAAGTCCGCGGGCTACGACCCCGCTGCGTTGGTGCGCGTGGTGCAGCTGCGCCGCGACGAGCGCAAGCGGGCGAAGGAGCAGGAGCGGCTGCAGGCGGTGACGCTCTACGCCGATCGGCTCGGGGTCCAGCTCGACCTCGCGCTGTAGGAACTGGCCGGCCCTCCCTTGCCGTCGCCGGCGGGCGGCGGAACCTAAAACCGATCCAGCGCAAGTTGCGAGGCGTCAACAGGCCCCGGCCAGGTCGTTTGCCTGATGGATCGGACCCGCCACTAGACTGCGCGGCGCGACGCGGGCTACAAATGACGCGCCCCGCCGGGCTGGAACCGGGCGGGGCGCAACGGACTGCACCAACCAGTCCGGCCACAATGGCGCGCTGAACCTATCGCGCGCGGCGGGCCGGATCAACGCGAAAGGGCGCTGATGGACCCGCTAGTACCGCCGGAGGTTGATCTCCGGAATTTCACCTACATGCCGCTCGACGTGGTTCGGCTGCGCGACAGCGACATCGCTGGCGTCGAGGACGGCGAGGTCTTCCGCGCCGCAGTCCTCGCGTGGTGCGCCGCTTGGCATCAGGTGCCGGCCGCCAGCCTGCCCGACGACGACGCGGTGCTAGCGCGCCTGACGGGCTACGGACGCGATCTGACGACCTGGAGGCGGGTCCGCGAGGCCGGCGCTCTGCGCGGTTTTGTGCGGTGCAGCGATGGCCGCCTGTACCATCCGGTCGTGGCTGAGAAGGCCTTGGAAGCATGGGACAAAAAGGGCAGGCAGGCCGAGCGCACTCGACGCGCCACGGAGGCCGCCGCGGAGCGCGCACGGGCCCGTCGCGAATCCGTTACGGATTCCGTTACGGACTCCAAGGAGAGGAGAGGAGAGGAAAGAGAGGAAAGAAAGGAAAGAGACAGTCCTGCACCTGTAGCGTCTGGGGGTGCAGGGGGGACGCGCGCAGAGCGCGCCGACCGAGGGACGCGCCTGCCGGCGGATTGGTCTCCGACCGAGGCCGACCGGGCGTTCGCGGCCAACCTTGGCGTGGCGGTCGAGCGCGAGGCGGCGTCGTTCCGCGATTACTGGCACGCAAAGCCCGGCGCGGACGGGCGGAAGACCAACTGGTCGGCAACCTGGCGCAACTGGGTGCGCCGCAGCAGCGAAAGGAAGCAGGGCAATGGCACAGGATCTCGATCTCAGTCGCGCAACGGATTTATCGTTCTCGCTGAGCGCCTTGCTCGCGAGGATGCAGACCGAGCAGCCGGGAGCCCCGCTGGCGATTTCTTCGACCCAGAAGGCCGAGGCTGAACGCGCCCTCGCCGCGATCGAGGCCGCGCTGCAGCCCGCGCCGCAGGCGCTGGCGCTGCGCTGGATCTCGGCGCTCGGCACGCTGACCGCGACGAAGCCGGGCGAGGCCGACGGCGATGCCAAGGCCAGGGCCTACGCGGCCATGCTGGAATACCCGGCGTCGGCGTTCAGCCGGGCCAGCCTCGACGCGGCGGCGCGCAAGTTCCGGTGGTTCCCGTCCTACGCCGAGGTCTGCGAGCACCTTGAGGCCGAGGTCGCCGCGGCCAAGGCCCAGCGCCACCAGCTGCGCCGGGCGGTCGCGCTGCCGAGCGAGGGGTCGAGGCCGGTCGGGAAATGGTCAACCATGACCGACGAGCAGAAAGCCGAATTCGAGGCGACAATGGCGAAGTTCCGGTCCCGGTTCGCCTCGGATGCCTCTAGGAGCGCCGAGGATGGCTCAGGAAGCGCGGAAGCCCGCTGACCCTAGGCAGGGTAGCGGGCGACCGGCTTCCGGCGTTCCTAGGGCCGTTCTAGGCGTTTTCGGGCCGGAGGTGCCTCGGCAGGCGCTTGTAGGCGGTCCTGACCGCGTCCGCCCACTCGTCGGCGGTCATCAGGTCGGTGTCCTCGACCCGGCGGCGCAGTAGGACGTCGCGCAGCGCCTCGGCGTCGAGGAGGCTGGCCTCGCCCATGGCGTCGCGGATGCGGGGGAGGCTCATCTCGGGGTGGACGCGCATCAGCCGCGGCTCCTCTCGGCCTCGGCGTCGATGCCTTCGTCGATTGCCATTTCCTCGGCGGTCATGGGCGCCTCGTCGGAGAACGGGTCGTAAGCGGGAACCGTGCCGGGAACCCAGTTCTTCGGGCTGCCAGCCCAGACGCGGCCGTTGTAGCTGATGTGGCCCCAGCGCTTGCCGTTCAGCTTGATGTACGCGACCGGCGTGCGCGAAGCGCCCTCGCCATTTGCGTCGCGAAACTCGATGAAGATCCGCGAGGCCATCGCCAGATCCGTGGCGATCTTCGTGCCTTGACCCTTGATGGTGACTTCGAGGCGGGCTTCGATGTTGTTCATGGTCGTCTCCGTGGGTTGGTTGATGCGTGGATACTGCGGGAAGGTTGCGGGGTTGAGGAGTGCGTTTCCTGCAACCCCGCTATGCGTCAGGCGAGCTCCCACTCAAAACCCTCGCCCGTGATCTTCGCGCAGCACGCGGGCAGGTCCGACTTGCGAACCGTGAACGACACCGCGCCGCCCAGGCGCTGCTTGGCGGCCTCGCTTGCGCAGCGAACGACCACCTCGGTGGCGGCGAAGTCGGAGGAGAGGATCTGGAAGTCGGCCATGTGGGCCTCCCTGGTTTGGCGCCTCGGCGCCGGTTTCGATGAAAGGAACATACACCGTCGGTGCAAGATGACCATTGCAAATAACGCGGGGCGGTATGCGCTTGACGCATGGCTAAGATTGGCGCAATAAAATTACATGATCCAGATCGAGCGCATCGGCGTCGAGGCGCTGATCCCATATGCCCGCAACTCGCGCACCCATAGCGACGCGCAGGTAGCCCAGATCGCGGCGTCGATCCGCGAGTTCGGGTTCACGAACCCCGTCCTCGTGGACGAGGCGAATGGCATCATCGCGGGCCACGGCCGCGTCCTGGCGGCGCGCAAGCTGAAGATGCCGGACGTGCCGGCGATCAGGCTTTCGCACCTGACCGAGGCGCAGAAGCGGGCCTACGTCATCGCGGACAACAAGCTGGCGCTCAATGCGGGCTGGGACATCGAACTGCTGCGGCTGGAGATCAACGACCTGCGCGGCCTGGAGTTCGACGTGGCGCTGACCGGCTTCTCGACCGAGGAGCTCGACGCGCTGATGGCCGCGCCGGGCACCGAGGGCCTGACAGATCCCGACGCGATCCCAGAAGCGCCCGAGCGGCCGATCGCGGTGCCGGGCGATGTCTGGCTGCTGGGGCGGCACCGGCTGGTCTGCGGCGACTCCACATCGGCGGACGACGTGGCTAAAGCGCTGAACGGCGTGAAGCCTCACCTCATGGTGACCGACCCGCCCTACGGCGTCGAATACGACCCGGAATGGCGGCAGCGCGCTGGCGTGAACACGGACACCGCAGCCAAAGGCAAGGTGCTCAACGATGACAAGGCCGACTGGCGCGAAGCCTGGGCGCTGTTCCCCGGCGACGTAGCCTATGTGTGGCATGCAGACCGATTTACTCATCGCGTAGCAGAAAGCTTAGAGGCATGTGACTTCGAAATGCGCTCCCTCATTATTTGGGGGAAGTCGCAGCTTGTAATAGGGCGTGGACACTATCACTCGCAGCACGAGCCTTGCTGGTATGCCGTCCGTAAGAACGGAACCGGACACTGGGC